GCCGTGCAAATCAAAGACTTCACTGAGGGCACTTTGAGCATGATCACCGACTTCAGCGGCGTCATCTTGGGGCACATGGCGGGTGACACTGACAAAGTGCGAGCTGGTCTTGACGCCATCGTTGATAAATACGTTACGCGTGTTGGAGATTTGCATTAATGGCCGCACTCGACGCACTGGTCAACACCTGCGCCGTTTGCGGTGCAGAAGAAAGCCTTGACGCGCTGATTCACCGCATGATTGACGATGAGCAGGTGCGTCGTTTGATTGCCGACATCATGACGACCAGCCTGCCGCTGGGCGGTTTGGTGCTGCGTTACCTGCGCCTGCACAAACCGGCCAAGCAAAAGCTGCGCATGGACAAAGTTGCCAAGATTTTGCACGAGCTGCTGGGCGATATGCAGCGCAACTGCATTGAGCGCAAGGGGCGCGAGTGGCACATTGACAAGGAAGGCTGGAAACTCGCGCTTGAAGCCGTGTTTGCTGCTGAACTCAAAGGCTCGCTCACCTTGCCATTGGACGGTAATGCCTACCTGTACGAGGTCATCATGCGTCTGTCTGACAAAGCCGAGGGCGAGGCCGAGAAGGTCGCACAAACCAGCAACCGTGGCCGTGGGCATACAGCCGGTGCGCAGTCTATCAGTGATTTGGTAGGCGCTGCAACTACCCCGTCGCTACGCGCCACCCCTTCTAAAGAAGGGGAATTAAATTCCCCTTCGGTAACGAAGGGGTGCCCAGAGGGCGGGGTAGCTCCCCGCGTTCGCACCGAAAGCCCAGCCGTCAAAGCTATGAAAGCAGAGATCGCTCAAAAACTGGCACTGCGCAGCAAATCCGATTCAACCGACTGACCCACCCATTAATCCACCAATTACCCAACCAACCCCAAGGAACATCATGAGTGCTCAACACACAGACACCGCCGCTGACGAAACCATCGTCCCCAAAGGCTACCGCCGCGATGCCGTTGGGCATTTGATTCCTATTCGCTTGATCAAGCCCGTAGACCTCAAGCGCGACGAAGTGGTGGTTGACCTGTGCATGCTCGCCAAAGAAGCCCAAGCCCAGCTGGTAGCCTTCAAGTTGTTGAGCATCGACGCCTTCAATGCCTTTGTGGCCGAAAGCTTGGCCGAGTACGAGGTCAAGCTCGGCGGCAGAAAGGGCAACATCACGCTGGTGAGCTTTGACGGCAAATACAAAGCGCAGCGCCAGATGCAAGAAACAATTGTGTTTGATGAGCGCCTGCAAGCCGCCAAGCTGCTCATTGATGAGTGCATCAACCTCTGGAGCAAGGGCTCTAACGAACACATCAAAGTGCTGGTCAACAGCGCCTTCAGGGTTGACAGCGAAGGCATGGTCAGCACCGCCCGCGTCATCGGCCTGCGCCGCCTCGACATCAAAGACGAAAAGTGGCAACGCGCCATGAACGCCATCGCCGACAGCATGCGGGTCGCCAGCACCAAGTCGTACATGCGCTTTTACGAGCGCGATGACGCCACAGGCGAATACGCCGCTATCAGCTTAGATGTGGCGGCTGTCTGACCCTACACAAATTCCGAATCAATCAATCAACCAAGAAAGCAAAAACCAAACATGAAAACCTTCCCCCAACTAGCCGCCAGCGCCTACGCAGCCTACTGCAAACAAGCCTGTGGCAAAACCTTTGATGGCAAACCACTGCCCACCTATGCCGAGCTGGACGTTGAGCGTCAAGCCTGCTGGATAGCAGCCGCCAAACAACTAGCAGCAGAAATCGCCGCCATCCACTAATGAGCTACCAAATGCCACAAAAATTCGAGCGGGAAGACAGGTATCTAGTCATTAAGCGTAAAGACTTTGCTGCAACTCTTACCAAAACAGAGACTGAAATTCTGGACGCGTTGCTCTGGAAAATAGAGAAATATCGGCTCAACAGAGGTAAGCCGGCGCTTAAGTGTGTGGTCGTCGAGGCCGATTGGCCTGAGTACGAGCAGACTTGGGCGGCAATTGAAGCGCGTATGGCCACTAAGGATTGATATGGCAAAAGAAGATGTATTCACTATTACACAAATCGCCCGTGCAGTGTTTGCCGATGACAGCTACACAGGCGATCTGGACATTAGAGAGCTCGACCACATTATTGAGTTGGCATTAAGAAGCCGTATCGGTCTTGCTTGCCGTGTCGCCAACGGCGTGTCGATTGATTTAGGCAACGGCCACTTGCTGAACTGCACATTACAAAAGGTTTAATCATGCCCGCCTACAACTTCAAAGCCCAATTCGCACCCGCCGTCGAGACCGGTCAAAAGCTCTGCACGATTCGTGGCAGAGCTGCCAAGGTGGGAACGATTGCCTACCTGTACACAGGCATGCGCACCAAGGCTTGCCGCAAGCTTGGGCAGGGTACGATTGTTCATTGCTCGAACATTACTCTAGGCTATTCAGAGAGCGGTGCGCCACGTGCCATTTTTGGCGAACACCACATTGGTTACACCGAGTTCGGAGCGCTCGCGGAAGCTGACTGGTTCGTAACCCCGCGCGACATGGTTGATTTTTTTCGTGACCAGTACAAAACCGTGACACCAGTTGACGGTGGCGGCACCAACGTTTTTTCCGGCTTCATGATCACATGGGAGCTAGACAAATGAACGATTTTCAAAATCTTGCATTGTGGCTTTTATTTAACGTGGGTGTTGTCGCGCTAAGGTGCTTTCAATGAACCCCGTTCGCAAAACAGCTGCTGCAGGTGGTGGCCACATCGCCGCCATCCACATCCTTAAAGCACAGCTGCAAATGAGTGACGCGGACTACCGTGTTTTGCTCGACAGTTTGACCACACAGAGCAGCTGCAAAGACATGACGGACAAGCAGCTACAGGTAGTGCGCTCGCACATGCACAAACTGGCGGTGAGCATGGGCGCTGCCAAAGGCTCATCCAGCGCTACCGGCTACAACCGCAAGTCATTCACCAAAAGCAAGGTACTTTTTCCAATGGAGAAGAAGGTATGGGCGATCTGGTACGCGTTGGAAGCCAAAGGGCTAGTGCAAGTGCCACCCAACACCAAGGCTCGCGCCAAAGCCTTGCGTGCCTATGTAGAGCGCCAAACCGGCGCTTCTGACATGGCGTTTCTCGAAGGTGACAAATTGGTCAAGCTGGTCGAGTCCATGAAGAAGTGGCTTGAGCGGGGCGGGCATGAAGTAATGGACAAAGTAACGGAGACAGCCAAATGAGCAATTTGCATGTTGCGGATACCGTGTTCCACTTCCCAGACGGCTACCCTGACGTGCTGGAGGCGATGGCGCAGGCGGCGGCGCAGGTGTTGTTGGGTAAGGGGCAAACACGCGAGTTTGCGCAAACTACCGCTCTTGAGATTACTGAGAAGATTCGTACCACCGTGGGCGGCACCAACACCTATATCCCGCGTGGGCAGGACTACGAGCTGAGCCAGCGCGACGATGAGATTTACAAGAAGTTCAACGGCCGCAATTACTTTGAGCTGGCACAGCAATTCATGCTGACCGAGGTGCGCGTGCGCGACATCGTGAAGGTCGGCCTGAAGCGCGACCAGGCGCGGCGGCAATTCAACTTGATTGGGTTGGACTGATTAAGTTTTTGCCATTACAAAAGGGAGCGCTTGCTCCCTTTTTGCATTTAATGCTGTAGCTACTATCTAAAGCGCTTTACTGTCACATATCGCCTGCCAATGTAATTATTGGCAACATGAGCGATAAAAGCGACCCCTCTGACCGCGCCAGTCTGCGCGAGGAACAAATGCGTACCGATGCGGTGGCCAATGCACGCCGCAAGCTGGCGGATCAAGCCGCCTGTGCGGCCGCTGGCGGCGCTGTGAGCAAGTGTGATACCTGCAACTTCAATATCCCCGTCGCACGCCGCCGTGCGCTGCCTGGTGTTCGCCTGTGCGTTGATTGCGCGCGCGATGCTGAGACCTTAGCTAAATCGAGAAAGCGCCCATGAGCAACCCTATTCACGTTGAGTTTTGGCACTTAGTTGCTTTACTGCTTGCTTTTATAGGTGTATTGGCCACCTTTGCAAAAATCTTATTCGACAAAATTGAAAAGCAGCTTGAGCAAAGCACCGCCTCACTGAACACCCGACTGGACAACGGCCTGAAATCACTAAACGAACGCGTATCGGTTTTAGACGACAAGCACGGCAAGCGCATTGACAGTGTTGAGCGCGAACTACGCGACACCCAATTGAGCCTGCCCAACCTGTACCAGCGGCGCGAGGACGCTATCAGGTTTGAAACAGTGCTGAACTCCAAGCTTGACGCTATTGGCACGCGCATGGAGCGTTTTTTTGAACCACGCAATTAAGTCCCAACGGAACACCTATAAATATGAACCACGCCCCTGACTTGACCAAAGCCCGCCGCGAGAACCTGCGCTGGATGATTTTGCTTTGCCTCAACAGTGCGCAGCCGATTGGCGCTAGTGAAACGGTCGTCCACAGCGCGGTGCTGCCGTTGATTCCTGACTTGACAGACTTGGAGCTGCGCCAAGCGCTGGACTACTTGCACGAGCGTGAGCTGATTGATATCGTCGGTCGTGGTACGCAGCCGTTTTGGTTTTGCAAGCTCGGCCGCCACGGTATCGACGTTGTTGAATACACGGTCAACTGCGAGGCCGGCATTGCCCGCCCCGCAAAGTACTGGTAAGCACCATGCCGCCACGTTCAAAAGTCCATGCCCTGCCGAAAGCCGTTAAAGAATGGCTAGACGGCGCGTTGGTCGAGGGCAATTTTGCCGGTTATGAGGGCTTGGCCGATGAGCTGAAGGCGCGTGGCTGCAATGTCAGTAAAACAGCCGTGCACCGGTATGGCCAAGCGTTTGAAGAGCGCCTATCAACCTTGCGTTTAGTGACAGAGCAGGCGAAAGCGGTGGTCGAGGCCAGCCCCGATGATGATGATGCGGTAAACCAGGCGTTGATTCGCGTGACGCAAGAGAAGCTCTTCACCGTCATGATGGATTTACAAATCAACCCTGCGCAGATAGACATAGCCAAAATCACTCGCTCCATTGCCGACCTGTCGCGCTCAAGCACCGCCAGCAAAGAATACGCCAACAAGGTAAAGCTGCGGGCGAAGGAGGCGGCGAAAGATATCGCGGCCGTGGCTAAGAAAGCTGGGTTGACCGATGAGGCTGTGAACGAGATCAAGAAGCGAATTCTTGGGGTGGCTTGATGGCACAGCCTGATACAGGCACCGCTGTTGGTGCTGTCCTCTTACCCTACCAACAACTCTGGCTGGCGGACAAAAGCCAAGTCAAAGTGGCTGAAAAATCACGTCGTGTGGGCTTAACATGGGGCGAAGCGGCCAACTCTGCGCTGGAAGCATCTAGAGCCAATGGACAAGATACCTGGTACTTAGGGTACAGCCAAGACATGGCGGTGGAATTTATACGCGATTGTGCTTGGTGGTCAGGTCATTACCAAATAGCTGCCGAGGCGATGGAGCAAATCGTCGTCGAGGATGAGGACCGGGACATACTGGCCTACCGCATCAATTTTGCGAGTGGCCACCGTGTCACGGCGCTGTCTAGCAGCCCGCGCAATTTGCGCGGTAAGCAGGGTCGCGTGGTGATTGATGAGGCGGCGTTTCACCCTGATTTAAAAGAGCTGCTGAAGTCCGCTTTTGCGCTGTTGATTTGGGGCGGATCGGTCTCCATAATTAGCACCCACTTTGGTGTGGACAACGCATTTAACGAGCTGGTACAAGAGGTGCGCGAGGGGCGCAAGCCCTACAACCTGCACCGCATCACGTTTGATGAGGCTATTGAACAGGGTTTGTGCAAGCGTGTTTTTGCTAGTACCAACCGTGTATGGACTCCAGAAGCCCAAGCGGCGTGGTCAGAGGAAATTCGTGCTATTTACCGGCCAAATGACACCGAAGAGTTGGACTGTATCCCAAGTAACAGCAGCGGCGCCTACATGAGCCGTGCTTTGATTGAACAGCGCATGAGCGCAGACACGCCTGTGGTGCGCTATGCCTGTAAAGCAGGCTTTGAACAGCTGCCTGACCACACCCGTGCTGCGGAGGTGCAAGGCTGGATTGAGTTCACCTTCACAGAGTTAATTGCCAAGCTACCCAAGACGGTGCGAAGCTTTATAGGTATGGACTTTGGCCGCAGCGGCGACTTATCTGTGATTATTCCTTTGGTGGAAGGTCAAGGCTTGGTCAAGACTTGCCCGTTCACCGTTGAGCTGCGCAATGTGCCGTTTAAGCAACAAGAGCAAATCATGTTCTGGCTAGCAGACAACCTGCCGCGCTTCACCTACGGCGCGTATGACGCACGCGGCAACGGCCAGTATTTGGCAGAGGTTGCAATGCAACGCTATGGCTCTAGCAGCATTGCGCAAGTGATGTTGTCAAACCCGTGGTATTTGGAAAACTTTCCGCGCCTGAAAGCGGCCTTAGAAGATGGCAACCTTGACGGCTTACCCAAAGATCGCGACACGCTGGACGACCTGCGCTGCGTGGTCGTTGACAAAGGCGTGCCCAAAATACCTGACAAAAAAGGTAAAGGCACCAGCAAAGCCGATGCAGGCGGCCAACGCCACGGCGACGCGGCGGTGGCGCTGTGCCTGGCATGGTTTGCAAGTAACCAAGGCGGCGGCACGATTGAGTACACCGAGGTCAAGCTACGCGACCGTGGCGCGTCTGCTTCAAATGTCAAGCAGTCAAGCCTGCAAATGCGAGCCAGCAACAATGACGATGAAGTCAGCTACGGACGGCGCGGAGATTATTGATGAACACGATATCTATATTGACCACAACCTTGACGTGGATCACGCAAGGTTTTTTCTTTGGCATTGGCATCATCGCCGCGACGGATTTGATCACATGGCTTAAGCCCATCGTCAAAGCTAAATTCAGAGGTATTTATGAAACAAATCGTTGACCAATATGGGCGGGAATTTTCAGCCGCTGAAATACTGGCCGAGCCACAAACGGCGCGTCTGGCACAGCTACAGCGCGAGGTAGCTGGTCACCCAGCGCGTGGGTTGACGCCCCAGCGTTTGAACGACGTGCTGCAGGACGCCGAGCATGGCAACTTGATTGCGCAGCATGAGCTGTTTGCGGACATGGAAGAACGCGACGCGCACCTGTTTGCCGAGCTGTCAAAGCGTAAGCGCGCGGTCACTAAGTTGGACTGGGACGTGGTGGCGCCGCGCAATGCCAGCAAGGAAGAAACCGATTTAACGGCTTTTGTCAAAGAGCTGCTGCAGGACATGCCGGACTTTGAAGACATGCTGTTTGATCTGCTGGACGGTATCAGCCACGGCTTCAGCTGTTTAGAGATTGACTGGCAGTTGGTCGAAAAGACATGGCTACCCAAAGCGCTGCACCACAGGCCGCAAAGCTGGTTTCAAATGGACTGGGAAACCCGCAACCACATCCGCCTGCGGAACAACACGATGGAAGGTTTGGAGCTGAAGCAGTTCGGCTGGTTGCTGCACCAACACAAAGCTATCAGCGGCTACACGTCGCGCAGCGGGCTGGGACGGGTGCTAGTGTGGCCGTATTTGTTCAAGCACTATTCTGTCGGTGACATGGCTGAGTTTTTGGATATCTACGGTTTGCCAATGCGCGTGGGTAAGTATCCAGGCAACGCGACGGACGCTGAAAAACTGACCTTGATGCGGGCAGTCGCTGGCATTGGCCACAACGCGGCCGGTATTATCCCTGCCAGCATGTCGATTGAGTTTGAGCAAGCGGTGCAAGGCACTGAAGCGCCGTTTGAGGCGATGATCAGTTGGGCGGAGCGGTCGATATCCAAAGCCATCATTGGCGGCACGTTGACCAGCGAAGGCGGTAGCACTGGGCTGGGTTCTGGCTTGGCCGAAATCCACAATGAAGTGCGTATGGATATCCGCGACAGTGATTGCAAGCAGCTAGCAGGCACGATTACCAACCAGTTGATTTACCCGCTGTTGGCGCTGAATAAAGGCTTTGCCGACGCACGCCGCTGTCCACGCTTCCAAATGGACACGCAAGAACCGGAGGACTTGAAGTCGTTTGCGGACTCACTGCCTAAGCTGGTTGGCGTTGGCATGAAAATAACTGCTAACTGGGCACATGACAAGCTGCGGATACCTATGCCCGCCGAGGGTGAAGAGGTACTGGGCGTACCGGCCGCGCCAGTTGCTGAACCACCAGAGCCTAAGGTTGCCGATAAAACCAAAGCGAAAGCCTTGCTCGCGGCATTGACTAAAAACATGGGTAGCGACTTCCCCGATCAGGATGCGGTAGACGGCGCTTTGGAGCTGTTAGACGGCGAGCTGCAGCCCCAAATAGCCAAGTGGCTCAAACCGGCGCTTACCGCCTTGTCCAACACGGAAAGCAGCGAAGCCGCGCTGGAATTGCTGGCCGGTGACAACCCCTTGGTCGATGACGCGGTGCTGATTGAGGCGCTGACCCGCGCGATGTTTGTGGTTGAGCTGCTGGGCGCGGATGCGGCTTTGTCTGAGATGGTTTAGGAGTTGAAATGGCAAAATATCGAAAAAAACCTGTAGTGATTGACGCATTTAGATTTAACGGGACTGTAGCTTCTTTAGAAACTATTAAATTGATCTACCCTGACATGAAGGTGTACTCATTAATCACGCAAGGTAAAAATGTCACTTTACTCAAAATCGGAACTTTGGAGGGTAGCCATATCGTTGGTAATGACGATTACATTATTCGCGGCATAGCAGGCGAATACTACCCATGCAAGCCGGCCATTTTTGCTGCCACATATGAATTTATAGAGTAATGGCAATCACCAAATACGACCTCGTCGCCGCTTTTGGCATGCCGCCTGAAGAGGCTGTGGCATTTTTGCGTGATAAAGGCTTGGTCGTCTCGGACGGCTGGCGTGACTTGTGGCAGACGGCGCACCGCCGAGCGTTCACGGTGGCACAGTCGGCTGGTTATGACGTGCTGGCAGATATTCGTGGGGCGCTGGTGGATGTGCTGGAGAGCGGCAAAACGCTGAAAGAATTTACCGACGAACTCACGCCTGTGCTGCAGCGCAAAGGCTGGTGGGGCAAAGCCATCGACCCTGAGACGGGCGAGATCACCAAAATGTACCCAGGCACAACAACGCCGGTGCGACTGGGCGGCCCACGGCGCTTAAAGTTGATCTACGAACAAAACCTGCAGACGGCCTATATGGCCGGGCGGTGGCGGTCTATGAAAGACGGCGCGGACACGCACCCTTATTGGCAATATGTCGCCGTGCTGGACAACCGCACACGGCCAACCCACCGCGCCATGCACGGACGCGTCTTTGTGCATGATGACGCGGCTTGGAGCGTAGCCTACCCGCCTAACGGCTGGCGTTGCCGCTGCCGCGCACGACCGATGACGGCACGCGCGGTCAAATCCGAGGGGATATCGGTCGGCACGGGCGACGGGTATATCCAAGAGGTCGAGGTGCCGCGACGTGACGGTACGACGGTCAAGGTCAAACAGCTCAAATTGCCTGGCATGGCTAAGCCGTTCCAACCGGATGCAGGCTGGGATTACAACCCAGCGGCTGATTACCACAAGGTGCCTTGATGGCTGAATTACGGCTATCGCTGAACGATCAAGTCACACTGGAGCTGCTGCGCCAAATCCAAAAGCTGCAGCATCCGGATAACTTGATGAAGGGCATCTCGCTGGAGCTGCTTTCACTGACTGAAAAGGCTTTTGAAAAGGAAGGCGACCCGGCAAGATGGAAATCGCTCGCCGCAAGCACCATCAAACAGCGGAACAAGAAAGGCCACTGGCCGGGCAAGATGCTGCAGGTGGCAACGGCGGGCTTGGCGGCCAGCGTTCAACCGTTCAGCAGCTCGACCGAGGCGGGTATCAGTGCAGGCAGCGGCCGTTCGGCCAAATATGCAGCGATACACCAGTTCGGCGGCCAAGCGGGACGCGGCAAGAAGACGACGATACCAGCGCGGCCGTATTTGCCGATGCGTCAAAATGGCTCGGAGCTGGATTTGACGGAAGGGGCGAGGAAGTCGATTTTAGAGATGATGTACGATTACGTTGAAAAATAAAGGCGCAAATTGCGCCGTTTAATTATTTTCACGTAATGAAAGCCGTTTTTACTTGTCATCCCACCAAGTTCACCTTAATCCCGAATCTTCCCGATTTATCGCCCAATTTTCTATTCATTTATCGTGGTTCGGTTCACCCCTAAATCTGCCAGTGTTTGTAAATCAACCGTTAAGCGAGGCTTAATTGATTGCGATGCCATGTTATTTTTTAGTTCTTTAGTATTATTCTTTGAAATCATTCTGCAATTGTGCCA